CCTGGGCCTAAAGGCTGCCGCAACGGCTGATATCGTCGGCACAGTGAGTCAATCGGGCGGCGTACCAACGGGTGCGATATTTGAGAAGGGCAGCAATGCAAATGGCAGGTACGTCAAATACGCGGACGGCACCGCCACCGCCGAGATGACAGTAACCACCACGTCTTTTTCTCCTGTCGCGGGCCTGCACGTCTCCAACGATATGAGCGCCCCGACCCCAGTGACGTTCATTGCTGGCAGCGCTGTTCTCTCCGGCAATGACGCGTTAAACAACTCATTTCTGGTCGCGGGCCGGGTAGAACCCAACAACATCAGTGTGAAGGCCTACTTCACTTCGTCCCCTGGCGTACCGGTGAGAACCATAAACATTGTTGTTCAAGGGAGGTGGTACTGATGCGCATTAAATTGTCACCGTTCGGTGCAGACGAAAAACTCGTGCTCAGCAGGAGCGGCGAATCGATCACGATCAACGGCATGAAGCTCGATTTCGAAGGCGTGCACGACGGCGCGATGCTGCCCGCTACTGCTACGGGCTGCCCGTGGCTGTATGGGCCAGTCCAGCGGATCGAAGGGGAGCTTACGTTGACCGTCAGGCTCCCTCACGGCGCAGAGTCCAGCGAGCAGTCGCGATTCCCGGTGGATATCGTCAATCCACCAGATGGCCGCATTCAGCTCCCCACAGACTTCGACCCCAAGCCCGAGCAGCCTGAGGTTTCCTGGCCAGATACCATCGGCTCGATCGACTGGAGCCAGATGGTCACTGCAGAGATGAAGCGTGAAGCCGCTGCAGCGAAGCACCTGGCCGGCGTGCAAGGAGAAATCGCCGCTCAACGAGGCGTTGCCGACTCGGCAATCGCACCGCTGCAGGATGCGGTCGACCTCGACGACGCAACCGAGGCTGAAGCCACTGCGCTGAAGGCCTGGAAGAAATACCGGGTCGCGCTGAACCGCCTGCCTGAGCAGCCAGGTTACCCGACAGATATCGACTGGCCTGTCGCCCCAGCCTGATTCCAACCGAACACCGATACCCGCTTCGGCGGGTTTTTTATTGCCTGGAGAAACCATGCCCATCACAGAGCAGCAACTGCTGCAGATCCTCCCCAATGCCCGCCAAGTCGCGGGCATTTTTTTGCCTGCACTAAACCGGGCAATGGCTCGCTTCAAGATCAACAGCCGGCTGCGCACCGCGGCGTTCCTTGCCCAAGTCGGGCACGAATCAGGCCACCTGCGTAGCTTGGTGGAGAACTTGAACTACAGCGCCGATGCGTTGGCGCGGACCTGGCCCACCCGGTTCACCGCGCTGTCGAGCGCCGCCTATGCCCGGCAGCCTGAGAAGATCGCGAACAAGGTATATGCCGATCGCATGGCGAACGGCCCCGAGTCATCGGGCGATGGTTGGCGGTACAGGGGGCGCGGGCTGATCCAACTCACCGGACGGTCGAACTACCGCGCCGCCGCTGATGGGCTGGGCCTGCCCCTGGTCGATAAGCCTGAGCTTCTGGAGCAGCCTGAATTTGCCTGCCAGTCAGCCGCGTGGTGGTGGTCGCAGAACGGACTGAACGAGCTGGCGGACGCCGGAAGGTTCGAGGCTATCACCCGCAAGATCAACGGCGGCCTCAATGGCCAGGCTGATCGGGTGGCTCTGTACGAGCGGGCACTGAAGGTGTTGGCGTGATCGGGTGGCGTACCGCCGGCGCGGCAGTGTGTCTCGCCCTGGTGCTGGTGTCGTACTGGGGTTCCTATGAGCATGGGCGTACGACGATGGACGCCGAGTGGCGGGGGCGTTGGGCCGTCCGCGATGCAGGTGATCAGCAGGCCTGGGCGCTGGAAGAGGCCAAAGCCCGCAGTGACGAGCAACGCCGCACAGCGGCACTGGAAGAGGTGAGAGAAAATGCCCGGGAACAAGAACACATTGCAGCTGCTGGCGGTGATGGTGCCGATGCTGCTGGCCAGCGCCTGCACGACGAAGCTGTCCGATATGCAGCCGCCGCGGGTAAGTGCACCGCAGATTCCGCCGCTGCCGCCAGAGGCCAGGCAGCCACCCGCGCCGCCTTGGTGCTCTCCGACCTGCTCGCACGGGCTGATGCTCGAGCGGGAGAGCTGGCGAAAGCTTATGACCGAGCCAAGTTAGCTGGGCTGGTCTGCGAGGCATCCTATGGCGCTCTGGTTGATTGACGATTAGCCAATGCTGCATGCATTTTCGATCGACACAATGGTATGGATTCGCCACCAAACAGCAGTTCGCTTCAGCGGTTACTTTTTCATCATCAATTGAGTCGCTTGTTGCGACTGCGCGGCGGAAATAGTGCCATTCTTCGATAGCTTATCCAGCGAATTGTTTGCGCTGATTAGACTTGCAGAGAGAGTAGCAAGTGTCGATTGCAATGCCCCTGCTCTAGCCTGTTTGACTTCCTGGCTGATGCTCTGATCATTCATCAGCGCTTGCAGTTCTTCTTGTTTCTCATCGATTTTCTGTTGGATTTCACGAATCATTTTCAGGATTTTCTGTGCCTGGTCTGGCAGTCCGCTTTCTTCGATATCCTTACTAGGATTGGCCTCGCGACTGGAAGATGCCTTTTCGCGACCTTCGGCACTTAGAGTTACTCGAACCCCCTCAGGTCGCGCAACTGCCGAATTTGCCGATACTTCAAGCGCCTCTGGTGTAGGTTTGGCTGCCTCTGCGTTGGGGGCGTGACTGTACTGAAGAGGGCTTGATGTCTGAGCGCTGGTAATGTTCATGCGGCACCTAAAATTTTATGGTTACGATCCTATCGGCTGCACTCTCAAGTACTTTAGAGGGGGGTGGCATTAGTGGCATTCCTCGCGCCGCATTGGTGCTTGCCGACGTGCTCAAGCGCGCTGATGAAAGAGCGGGAGACCTGGCGGCAGATGCTGATCAAAGCCGGTGAATAGGGGTGGCCTGCGAGCAGGCGTATGCTTCTCTACTTGAGATCGGAGAGCAGCATGAGCGATTTACAGAAAAAGATAGCGGCGGGTGAGCCCCTGATGCAGCAGGCGATGAGTGCGGTTAGACGCTATCACGAAGCAAAAGATCTCGGCACTCCATTCCAAGAGGTCGAGCGCTTGCGGCTTGAGGCCGAATCGCTCATGCAGGCCATCAGCGAGTATCAACAAGCTGTGCTTGGAGGTCCAGCAGCAACTCGCCATTAATCTGGAGGCTGCCGGCCTGCACAAGACCAACAGCCTGCAGGTGAAGGTGCGGGCGCTGCTGGCTGAGCGTAGGCAGCGGGTCGGGTATGAGCGGGAGCTGGCTGTGGTGGCCGATGCGTGCCGATAACTTGCCCGCCATGCTGTCTAAAACTACACGCGAAAAACACCATTTTACTGGCCCGTTCTCCAGCAAAAAGAGCAATGCATATTAGACAGTGAAAATGCATAGGCCGCACAGATCAAGGCCTAGAGCAGACCTTATCCCATACTGCTGCATCATCGGGGTGTGTGCGGAAAGATCGCTCATTACAGAAACTTGGCTCGCAGTGTCGTTTAGACCAAAGGCAGCGGGCAATGGTACAGGGATTTTTTCCCCGTTGCCGGGCCTAACGCTGCGCAGCGACCTTTTGCCCCTGGCATTGTGTTAATGCATATTTGAATTTGCATTTGCGCACGAGATGAGTACTATGCACGTTATGCAAAAACGCAACGTAGCTACCGTCTTGAGAGCATTGCTCGACCGCCACGGGATCTCCCCCACGGAGCTTCACCGTCGCACCGGCGTGCCCCAATCCACCCTGTCGCGGATTCTCAGCGAGAAGATCGTCGATCCTTCCGACAAGCATGTGTCGAAGATCGCCGAGTACTTCGGCGTGAGCACCGATCAGTTGCGCGGCCGTGCCGACCTGGGCGATACCCGCCCGGCGAACGCGCCGCGCGCCGACGTGCAGCTGCAGGACATCAGCCTGTGGGATGACGACACCCCCGTCGAGGACGACGAGGTGTCCATTCCGTTTCTTCGTGAGGTCGAGTTGGCAGCAGGATCAGGACGATTCGTCATCGAGGAAAGCGAGAAGGCCAGCCTGCGCTTCGGCAAGCGCAGCCTGCGTCACAACGGCGTGCAGTTCGACCAGGCCAAGTGCGTGACGGTGCGCGGCAACAGCATGCTGCCGGTGCTGCGTGATGGCGCCACGGTGGGGGTGAATGCGGGCAAGAGCGGCATCGGCGACATTGTCGACGGCGACCTGTATGCCATCAACCACAATGGCCAGTTGCGCGTGAAACAGCTGTATCGCCTGCCCACGGGTATCCGCCTGCGCAGCTTCAACCGCGACGAGCACCCGGATGAGGACTACACCTTCCAGCAGATGCAGGAGGAGCAGATCAGCATCCTCGGGCATGTGTTCTGGTGGGGCATGTACGCCCGCTAGGTTCTGTCGCTGCATCAAACCCGCCTCGGCGGGTTTTTTTGTGCCTGCAAATGACTGCAGGGGGCGGCCTTGTCGGCGAATGATCGCACCAGATATTTGCGGCAATCCCACTGAATCCTTCACTGGCAAGGCCGGTTCCTGCAAAAAATCTACCCCTCAAGACAGCACTGCAGTGCAAGCAGGGCAAGGCTTTCATGCGTTATTGCAAAATCAGATGCATAAATATTTCCATAAATGCATTGACTGAATATGCATTGATGCATAACATTTGTCTCAAGCCGGTCAGACACCGGCAGTGGCAAAGGCAGCGATGAACAGGCCTGAACTGTTCAGAGGGTTGGCAACTGACCCGGGTGTGCAGCGTAAAGCACCGTAAGCAGTTATCCGGCGGGCAGGCGGCCGCGGTCGGAGGAACAATTTGAGGCGGGATCGCACGGCGCACCAGCAGTGGCCGGCGGTCCGACAACGCATTACTGAAAAGCCTGGGCGACCGGGCTTTTTGGAATGCCGAGTGATCGGCTGTTCAACAAGGGAGCACGAGCATGACAAACGAGCAACAGACGTTGCTGGAAATGCCGATCTGGCTGGTGATCGTCCTGGCATTGCTGGGCGGTCTGTCTGGCGAGATGTGGCGCGCAGACAAGGAGGGCGCCCGCGGCTGGGGCCTGTTCAGGCGACTGCTGCTGCGCTCCGGGGCCTGCATGGTCTGCGGCGTATCGACCGTGATGCTGCTGTATGCCAGCGGGCTGTCGATCTGGAGCGCCGCAGCCTTTGGTTGCCTGACCGCCATGGCGGGCGCCGACGTGGCCATCGGGCTTTACGAGCGCTGGGCTGCGAAGCGGCTGGGTGTGGCACAGGGCGTGCCGCCCCTGGCATCGGATGCGCCACTGCAGCGCGATCTGCGTGAGCGCGACCAGGAGCAATGATCATCGCAACACTATCGAAAGCCGCTTGCAGCGGCTTTTTCATGTCCGGAGAAACCTATGTCTGATAACACCCGCTTGTACGAGAATGCCGGCAACGTCGGCCTAACCCTGGCCCAGGGGCCGCGCGACGCGGTGATCTACGGCTCTGCCACGTCGGTCAGGCTGAGCAGGAGTTTTGTTGCGATGGGCGGTTTTCGCTTTCGCGGCCAATACACACGGGGCATGGTTCCGACCTTCGCGATGGCTGACAAGGTCGCCAGCGTGGCGCCAGCCGGTCTCGGTGCCGAACGCAGCAACTGCAAAGAGAGCTGGTACGCCGCCTTTGCCTGTGCCAATGAAGGTGACGCCAGTGCCGTGGTGAAAACCATGCCGTTCCTGCGCGTGGGCAGTATCAGCGGCAACGTGATCACGCTGAACAAGGCCGGCGAGGGTACCCACGATATCGCTGCAAAAAGCTACGACTGGATGGCCGACAACAATCTTGCCGGTGTGCAGTGCCTGGTCATCAGTGAGGGCGGGCAGTGGTCGGGCCGGGTAGCGACCGTCGTCGCTAACACTGCAACCACCCTTACGCTCGACAACATAGGGGCGCTGTCCTTCGGCGCATTTTTGTTGCCCGCGCCCCCCGGGTTCGCACATTTCTGCTACCTGGCGTCGTTCTATCTGGACACCCATGAGGTGCGCAACATCTACGACACGGGCACCGAGGTGGTGTCCAGAGGCATTTACCTGCTACTACCCGAAACGCCCGGTGCAAGTCCAGGCCCTGTCGGCACCTTGATGGACTGCTCCGGGTATATCGCACCCTTGGCTACCGGCGTTCGAATGGACTCCAGGTGCGTCATGAGCACCTCTGCCACCGGTGACTACGCCGAGTACTTCTCGCCCGACAGCGGAAACCACGATGTACGTACCAACTACGACCTGAAGGACAACAGCGGCTCGCGCAGCTTCGTGTTCGGTGGCGTATCGCTGGCGTTCCTGTACCCGCAGACCTTCAATTTCAAGAATGCCGGCACGCTGGCAGCCAAGCGCTCCGAGGGCCGGATTGCGCCGACCGGCTGGTTCGAGCCGTAGTCGCCGCAGTGAACGCAACGCCCGCTGCAACCGCAGTGGGCGGCTTGCCGAAGAAGACACGAAAGGAGGGCTTGTGAACGAACTCAAGCTATTGAGCCAGGCCATTACCGCAACATTCCAGGCGGGTGTACCTGATTTCGCGACGGTTGAAGCGTTCAGCGCAGTCAACGAGCACACTCCGCAACCGGCACTGTGTCACACCATCACCGCTATGGAGGCAAGCGTTGACCCCGGCGATGGACGCTTGTGCATCCTGGCGCGTTTCGAGGCACGCATCCTGGTGGATGCACAGCAGCAACACGCCGCCCTGCAAGCCGCCACATTGGCGGCGAAATCAACGCTTGTGCTGCACAAGCAGTTCTGGGGCGTGGATTTCGTCGCGGCGACCCTCAATGTGAAGGCGCAGACGGCCATACCTGCCGAAGTACCCGGCACCCTGGAATGGCGGGTGCAATGGCAGCAGCCCGTTTACCTTGGCGACCTGCAGTGGCCCTGGCCAGACCAGCCACCCGGTTCGCTGCTGTTCGCCTTCAGCCCGGACACAGGGCCCGCGCACAAGGACAGCTACCAGGCACCGGAGGACATGGCATGAGTTACGCCAGCTCCATGCATGACCGCATGCTGGCGGCGCTGGTCATTCCATGTCGGGTGGTCGGCATCGACCTGGCAGCAGCGCGGGTACGGGTCTCCGATGGCGCCGGCTGGACCAGCGCCTGGGTGCGCTGGCACAGCCACGCGGCAGGCAAGGCCCGCCACTGGCGTGCGCCGAGCCTGAACGAGCAGGGCGCACTGCTCAGCCCCAGCGGTGAGCCGGCGCAGGGCACCTTCGTACCGGGCCTGTACGGCAATGCCGGCGCGCCACCCGACAACCGCGAGCACGTCGAGGTATGGCGCTTCGATGACGGTGGCTCGCTGGTCTACGACTGGCAGGCCCGCAGCTACAGCATCGAGCTGCCCGGTGGCACCGTCAGCCTCAAGGTGGCCGGCAGCTCGCTGCTGGTCACCGACAACGCAATCACCCTGAACGCCGCCAACATTGCCCTGACCGGTGAGGTGAGCATCAACGGTGGCCTGCGCGTGACCGGTGACATTCTGGGGGCCGGCAAGATCATCGACACCGGCGGCAACACCGCCAATCACAAGCACTGAACCCCGCCCGCCGACGCGGGCTTTTTTATGCCTGGAGACAACATGGCTAGTGAATGCATTCAGGCCAGGGAGGTACCGCGATGATCGGCATGAGCCGCCACGGCGGGCAGACGCTGTCCGGCATCGGGCACCTGCGCCAGTCCATCGAAGACATCCTCACCACCCCGCTGGGCAGCCGGCGCATGCGCCCCGACTACGGCAGCAAGCTGCGCCGTTTCGTCGACCTGCCAGTCAACGAGGGCTGGAAGAGTGCGGTGCAGGCCGAGGTCGCCCGCGCCCTGACCCGCTGGGAACCACGCCTGAAATTGCAGCGGGTGCGCGTGGTGGCGGTAGTGGGCGGGCAGATCAGCCTGCAGCTGAGCGGGCAGTACCTGGGTGACAGCCAACTGCTGGAGATAACGGCATGAGCAACGTGGAATTGTCGGCGCTGCCCGCGCCGCAGGTGCTGGAAGACCTCGACTTCGAGGACATCTTCCAGGATGACCTGGCGGCCTTTCGGTCGCACATGGGCGAGAACTGGGACGCGCTGCTGGAAAGCGACCCGGTGACCAAACTGCTGGAGGTGGGCGCGTACCGCAAGCTGCTCAATCGGGCGCGGGTCAACGATGCCGCCAAGGCGCTGCTGCTGGCCTATGCCCAGGGCAGCGACCTGGACCAGCTGGCAGCCAACGTGCAGCTCAAGCGGCTGGTGGTACAGGCCGAAGACGCGAACAGTGTGCCACTGACCCTCGAAGTGCTTGAGGAAGACGATGCACTGCGCGAGCGGGTGCAACTGGTGTACGAGGGCCTGACCACCGCCGGCCCGCGCAACAGCTACATCCTGCATGCACGCAATGCCTCGGGGCAGGTGGCCGATGCCTCTGCAGAAAGCCCGTCACCGGCAGTGGTGGAGGTGACGGTGCTGAGCCTGGAGGAGAACGGCATCGCCAGTGCGCAGTTGCTGGCCGAAGTGGCCGCCTACCTCAACGACGACGATGTACGCCCGGTGGCGGACCGCCTGGAAGTGCGCAGTGCCGAGGTGATTCCTTATCGCATCGATGCCGTGCTCTACATGGCCGGGACGGGGCCGGAGAACGAAGCGACCCTGGCCGAGTGCCAGCGGCGCCTGCAGGCCTGGGTCAACCCCCGACGACGCCTGGGCGTGGAGGTCTCGCGCTCGGCCATCGATGCGCAACTGCACATCGCCGGTGTGAGCCGGGTGGAGCTGCGCAACTGGACCGACATCCGACCGAGCAAGGCGCAGGCGGCCTGGTGCACCGGGTTCGAACTGACGCGGGGGGGCTGACATGCACAGCCTCCTGCCGCTCAACAGCACGCCGCTGGAACGGGCCGTCGAGGCGGCCTCCAGCGAAGACCTCAAGGTCACCCTGCGCACCCTGTACAACCCCGATACCTGCCCGGCGAACCTGTTGTACCAGCTGGCCTGGGCCTGGTCGGTGGACCGTTGGGACGACACCTGGCCCGAGGCGATCAAGCGCTCGGTGATTCGCTCCTCGTTCTACGTGCATGCCCACAAGGGCACGATCGGCGCATTGCGCCGCGTGGTGGAGCCGTTTGGTTATTTGATCGAAGTGATCGAGTGGTTCAAGGCCACGCCCCCGGCGGTGCCCGGCACGTTCGCGCTGAAGATCGGCGTGTCCGAGGCGGGGATCAGCGAACAGACGTACCAGGAACTGACCTGGCTGATCGACGACGCCAGGCCCGTCAGCCGACACCTGAGTGGCCTGGTCATCAGCCTGGAAACCGCTGGGTCGCTTTACCTCGGCGCCGCGCTGCAAGACGGCGACGAACTTGACATCTACCCGCCTGCGCCGGCCGACCTCACGGTCATGGGGGCCATCGGGCGTGGTGGGCGAGAACACACCATTGACTATCTGGACATTTACTAATGGTTGATCAGAACTCCCAGTTCTACGCGATCCTGACCAAGGTGGGGGCCGCGAAACAGGCCAATGCGGATGCCCTGGGCATTCCTTGGAAAATCACACACATGGCCGTCGGTGACGCCAGTCCGGCAGGGCTGGACAACCCGCCGCTGCCAATGCCCGACGCGAGCTGGACTAGCCTGCTCAACGAGTGGCGGCGGGCGCCGCTGAACCAGCTCAAGGTCGACGAAAAGGACAGTGCGGTCATCGTCGCCGAGCAGGTGATTCCGGCCGAGATCGGCGGTCGCTGGATTCGCGAAGTTGGGCTGTACGACGCCGACGGCGACCTGGTGGCGGTGGCCAACTGTGCGCCTACCTACAAGCCGTTGCTCAACCAGGGCTCGGGCCGTACCCAGGTGGTGCGCATGAACCTGGTGGTCAGCAGCGCCAGCAATGTGCAACTCAAGATCGATCCGGGTGTAGTGCTGGCGACCCGCGAGTTCGTGACCGAGGAACTGGCCAAGCGCGACTTCAAGCACTCGGTGCTGGCTGCGACCACGGCCGCGATCACCTTGAGCGGGTTGCAGACGATGGATGGTGTTGCGCTACAGGCGGGCGCGCGCGTGCTGGTGAAGAACCAGGTCGCTGCCAAGGACAACGGCCTGTATCTGGTTGCCAGTGGAGCGTGGACACGTTGCCCGGATGCGGACAGCAGCGCCAAGGTCACGCCCGGCCTGCTGGTGCTGGTGGAGCGGGGTACGGCCAACGGTGACAGCGCCTGGCAACTGACCACGGATGCACCCATTACCCTGGGCGTCACAGCGCTGGTCTTCGAAATGGCGTTTGGACGTACCGGTGTGGCTGCGGGGACCTACCGTAGCGTTACGATTGATGCTTGCGGCCGCGTCGTTGCGGCGACAAACCCGACGACGGTCGCAGGCTACGGCCTGACGGATGTCTATACCAAGGCCCAGATCGATCAGGCACTGGCCCTCAAAGCGCCGTTGGTAAGCCCGGAATTTACAGGCTTACCAAAGGCCCCGACAGCACCCGCTGGTACCAGCTCGACCCTGCTGGCAAGCACGGCTTTTGTCCAGGCCGCCTTGGCAGCGTTGGTTGGTTCTGCACCTGCAGGCTTGGACACATTGAACAAGCTGGCTGCGGCTCTTGGCAATGATCCTAACTTCGCCGCAACCATGAATAATGCGCTGGCCGGCAAGGTAAATGTCGCTGACAAGGCGACTCAACCAGTGGCCGAGGCGGGATCCGACAACACGAAATGGATGACATCACTTGGTGTTTTTCAGTCGGTCCTCAAGCAGCTGAATGCCATAGGTTTGGCGGCCAAGGTGGCTCCAAAGCTAACAACTTTTGAAGCAACGGTGCCCTCGGGCTTGTATCAGGCATATGCAAGTGGACACCCAAGCCCAACCCCCGGGGCCCCGCCATCCTCGTTCAACACGCTGATTGGAGTACTGGCGATTACGCCGCGTGCAGACGCGACTTACTACTTGGCTTTCGAGCATGGATTGAGTTCGCCTTCTCGGAGGATCTGGATAGGTCAGTACTCAATCGTGGGTGGTGTGAGTAGCTTGTACTGGTCGACTTTACTCGCCAGTGACCACGTTGCTACTAAAGAGCAGGTGGACACCGGATTAGCCGATGATGTGCTCGTTACACCCAAAAAACTGCGCTGGGGGCTCACGGCCAGTTTCACTACCAACGGCTACCTGGTTTTCCCTTCCTGGCTTGGTGGGTTCACTGTGCAGTGGGGCGTGCTGTCAGGTAACGCGGGAGTGCGTGACCTCAACTTCCCTCTCGAATTTCCGAGCAGTGTCCTGCAGTTGATGCTCACCGGACAAGCCAGCCAGGCGACCGTCGGCGAGTACAACGACCAGTGGGTGAACTCACTGTCGAAGTCGGGTGCGGTGATCTATGCAGAGGCCGCTCAATCCATACGTTGGCTCGCCCTAGGACGATAAATATGCAGCGCTACTACAGTCTCTCCACCGCTACTACCTATCTGGAGGGCATTCACCTGGAAATGCCACCGGATGCCAGCCCTATCACCGAAGCGCTTTTTCTTGACGTGATCGCCAATCCTGATCCGAGCAAGGTACGCTCCCACGACCCCGATGGGCTGCCCATTCTGATTGAGCCCCCGCCGGTGGTACTGACTTTGGAACAACATTCGGCCCGCGAGCGCGCAGGCCGTGATTCGCAAATAGGTGCTACGGAATGGTTAGTCACTCGCCATAGAGATGAGCTTGACATGCAGTTGACTACCAGCTTGTCAGCCGAGAAGTTCGCCGAGCTGCTGCAGTACCGCCAGGCCCTGCGCGACTGGCCCCAGTCTGAGCTGTTCCCAGTATCTGAGCACCGGCCGGTACCGCCGCTCTGGTTGGAAAGCATGACCCCCTGAAGCCCCGCACTGTCGGGGCTTTTTCATTCTTCAAGACCCTCCAGCAGATAATCACAAGGCATCGCAGATGTTGAAAGAATGCAGATGCGGCAGGTGCAAACGACTGCTTGCCCGTATGGGCGAGTTCACAGAACTCCAGATCAAATGTTCCCGCTGCGGAACGTTGAATCATATGAAGGCCACGAGCCTCGAACCATCGCCTGTGAGCGACATGAACGCGATGTTCCGCTACCCAGCATTCGACTCGATAGGTAAAAAATCATGGAACCAGTAAAAGTAGGCAAGCATTTCTTCAACGCTCACCCGACCACGGTGACTCAAGTCTTCAGCCCGGAAGAAAACAAGGAAGGCGTCTATCTGCGCACCGCCACCATTTGCACCGGCGGCGGCATCATCAACCTGTACAGCGGTCCCAAGGCACCTGCTCGTCTGGGTGACATGACGGTGCACGCCATCATGGGCGGAGTAGCCAGTAGCAACAACTGGCAGTACACCCAACCCTACCCACTGCTTATCCCTGCTGGCTACGGGCTGTGGACCGTCTCGAACAACTCTGTCGCCGCGATCTCGCTGACCTGGGACTTCCTCGCCTGATTTTGGCCACCGCATCTGTACCTGCAACGGCCGGTTCACCCCGATAGTTGCCGATCCAACCTTACAAGGCCCTGCACCGCAGGGCCTTTTTCATACCCGGAGTTTACCCATGAGTGGTTTCTTTCACGGCGTCACCGTCACCAACGTCGACACCGGCGCCCGCACCATCGCGTTGCCGTCGTCCTCGATCATCGGCCTGGTGGACACCTTCACCGAAGGCCCGACCGCCAGCGCCAAGTTCAACGACCTGGTGCTGATCACCAGCGAGCGTGAAGCTATCGCCGCCTTCGGCGCCGACGCGGCCATCACCCGTGCCTGCCAGGCCATCTACCAGCGCGCCAAGGCGGTCATCGTCGCCTGCGGCGTGGCCAAGGTTGCCGATGCGGCCGAGCAGACCTCCGCCATCATCGGCAGCGTGCTGGCCGACGGCAAGCGTACCGGCCTGCAAGCGCTTCTCGACGGCAAGAGCCGTTTCAACGCCCAACCGCGCCTGCTGATCACTCCAAAGCACAGCGCAACTCAAGCCGTCGCCACCGCCCTGGTGGCCCTGGCCGACAAGCTGCGCGGCCTGGCCATCATCGACGGTCCGGCCACCACCGATGAGGCCGCCCTGGCCTACGCCGAAAACTTCGGTGCCAAGCGCGCCTTCCTGGTCGACCCGGGCGTGCAGTACTGGGACACCACCACCAGCGCCACCGTCGATGCAGCGGCCTCGGCCTGGGT